GGAATGTTGGACGCAAAAGAAGATGGTGAAAAATTAACACCAATCGAAGTTCATGATATGGTATGTCATATCGCAGACGCAGTTCTTGCTGGTGGTATTCGTAGAGCGGCTTTGATTTCATTATTCTCGGCTGACGACAATGAAATGATTGCTTGTAAGTCAGGTGCTTGGTGGGAAACAAATCCACAAAGAGGTAGAGCAAATAATTCTGCGGCACTTGTTAGACACAAAATCACAAAAGAATTTTTCTTAGATTTGTGGAAAAGAGTTGAGGCTTCAGGAGCTGGTGAACCTGGTATTTATTTCACAAATGATAAAGATTGGGGAACAAACCCATGTTGTGAAATCGCTTTGAGACCAAATCAATTCTGTAATTTATGTGAAGTAAATGTATCAGACATTGAATCACAAGAAGATTTGAATGAACGTGTAAAGGCAGCTGCGTTTATTGGTACATTACAAGCAGGTTATACTGATTTCCATTACTTAAGAGATATTTGGAAACGTACAACAGAAAAAGAAGCGTTGATTGGTGTATCGATGACGGGTATTGGTTCAGGTGTTGTTTTGGGTTATGATATGAAAGAAGCTGCAAAACTTGTTAAAGAAGAAAACGCAAGAGTTGCAGAACTTATTGGTATCAATAAATCGGCAAGAACAACAACAGTTAAACCAGCAGGTACTACTTCATTAACTTTGGGAACTTCATCAGGTATTCACGCTTGGCACAATGATTACTATATCCGTAGAATTCGTGTTGGTAAGAACGAGGCAATTTACCAATATTTGGCAATCTACCATCCTGAATTAATTGAAGATGAATTTTTCCGTCCACACGACACCGCAGTAATTTCTGTACCACAAAAAGCACCCGAAGGAGCGATTTTAAGAACAGAATCACCATTCCAATTATTGGACCGTGTTAAAAAAGTAACACAAGAATGGGTTAGACCTGGACACAGAAGCGGTTCAAATTCACACAACGTTTCAGCAACAATCAGTTTGAAACCTGAAGATTGGGAACTGGCTGGTGAATGGATGTGGGAAAACCGTGACTACTATAATGGTTTATCGGTACTTCCATTTTCTGACCACACTTATAAACAAGCACCTTTCGAAGATTGTGATAAAGAAACATTTGAAAGAATGTTTAAATCTTTAACAAATATCGATTTAACAAAAGTTGTTGAGTTAACAGACGAAACAGACTTGAGTGGTGAATTGGCTTGTGCAGGTGGAGCTTGTGAAATCAAGTAAAAAAAACATATCACAACATAATGATGAAGGGGGAGGTTCTAAACTTTCCCCTTCTGATTTTTATATTGAAGATGGAAAATATGTCTTCACAAAAGAGTTTCATTTAAAACGAGGAAGTTGTTGTGGTAACGGATGTAAAAATTGTCCTTACTTTCCTCGTCACAAAAAAGGAAACACAACTATATTTATTGAAAATGGCTAATGGAGTAACATATGGTATAAATTTTCCATTCAGGGAATCAGTAAAAGGTGATTACGTATCACTATCTCAAAATCCTGATGAAGAAATAAGAAGTAATTTAATTCACCTTATATTAACTAGAAAGGGTAGTCGTTATTATTTACCCGATTTTGGTACAAAAATATTTGAATTTATTTTTGAACCTTTAGACGGTATTACTTTTGAAGCGTTAAAAGATGACATACGAGATAATGTCGCAAAATACATTCCAAATCTGATTGTTAATGATATTATTATTTTACCATATAATGAATATGAATCAGAAGGAACATTAAACACAGAAAATTTAGGTGGTGGTGTGTACCGTGTGGCTGGAAGAGGAACCGAAGAATATACTGCCAAAATGAGGATTGACTATACTATTAGTGATAATACCTTTCAATCAAGGGATTTTGTAATTATAAATATTTAATAATAAATGGCAGAAAGAAGAATATCATACACCGTAAGAGATTTCGCCGCGTTAAGGCAAGAACTCATAGATTATACTAGAAGGTATTATCCTGATTTAATTGAAAATTTTAATGATGCATCGGTTTATTCGGTATTAATGGATTTAAACGCTGCGGTAACAGATAATTTACATTATCATATTGACAGAAGTATTCAAGAAACAGTATTAGAATTTGCACAACAAAGAAGTTCTGTTTATAATATTGCTCGAACTTATGGATTAAAAATACCAGGTAATAGACCATCAGTTGTTGTTTGTGATATTTCAATTACAGTTCCTGTGTTAGGGGATAATCCTAATGCAGACTATATGGGTGTATTAAAAGCTGGTTCACAATTTATCGGCGCGGGACAAACTTTTGAAAACCCAAATGACATTAATTTCGCATCTGAATTTAGCGCGACTGGTCAAAAAAACCAAAAAGTTCTTACAATAAAAGACGCACAAGGTAATAACCAAGGTTACAGAATAACGAAGAGAGAAGTTTTAGTAAACGGTATTACAAAAGTTTTCAAAAAAGTAATAACACCTGCCGATGCAGTCCCATTTTTAAGTTTGTATCTTCCCGAAAGAAACGTATTAGGTGTTACATCTGTAATTCAAAAAGACGGTATTTCTTACACAAATATACCTAGTTATTCAGATTTTTTATCACCGATAGGAAAATGGTATGAAGTACCTACATTATCTGAAGATTATGTTTTTATTCCAGACCCAAACAAACCAACAGACCAATCAAACATAAAACCAGGAAAATATATTAGAACTGACAATAGATTTATGACCGAATTTACACCCGAAAATTTTATGAAGATTACGTTTGGTGGTGGTAATAATTCTGCAAATGCTCAATTAGCCAGTTTCGCACAAACAGGCGTTGCTCTTAGATTAAATGATTATCAAAACAATTTAAGTTTAGGAATTATACCAAAGGCTAATACAACATTGTTTATTCAATATCGTGTTGGTGGTGGATTAGAAAGTAATGTTGGTGTTAATGTTATTAACACAGTTGGTACTGTAAATTTTGTTGTTAATGGTAATTCAGTAGAAACCGCAAATTTTGTAAGAAACTCAATACAGTGTACTAATGTCACTGCTGCTATTGGAGGTGCAAACCCACCGTCAATTGAGGAAGTAAGAAACTTAGTGACATTTAATTTTAGTTCACAGAATAGAGCGGTTACAATTGGTGATTACTATTCTTTACTAACAAAAATGCCTGGTCAATATGGGGTACCCGCAAAATATGGCATTCTTGAAAACAACAACAAAATAAATGTTATAATTTTAACACAAGACACTAGTGGTAAAATGACACAAAATGTTCCACAAGTTTTAAAAGATAATGTTGCTAACTATTTGTCAAATTATAGAATGATGAATGATTACATTCAGGTTGATACTGGTAAAGTAATTGATTTGGCTTTTGAAATTTTTGTAACATTGGCAAAAACAAATAATCAAAACGCAATTATATCACAAATAATAAGTCAAGTGGATGCATATATGTTACCACAATCTAGAGAATTAGGTCAAGACGTACTTATATCTGAAATTAAAAGGATTGTACAAGGAATCGAAGGGGTTGTGAATATCTCAAATGTCGACGTTTTCAACAGAGTTGGAGGCAATTACTCAACGTCACAAACAACACAGAAATATGAAGACGCGGCAACAAAAAAAATTAAATTAGTGAATGATATAATATATGCTCAACCTACAGAATTTTATCAAATAAGATACCCAAACAAAGATATCGGGGTTAGAGTTTTACAGTAATCTTCACAAGGTTTCTTCTTTTATTATTTTATTAAAATCATACTTAAACTATTTATGGAAAACAAAATCATATGCCAAAAAGTTATAGGATAAGAACATCTGTTGACGGGTTTCAAAATTCAGATAAATCAATAAGAGTACAAATTGACCAAGATTTTGATTTTTTGGAAGTTTTATCTTTGAAACTTACACAATCAGATGTTTATCGAAGATTTTGTTCTGACTATGGGGTAATTGTTGGTAGGGTTGTTGCTAACGGTGGATTTGGTGTACCTAACGCCAAAGTTTCTGTTTTTGTACCTTTGGACGCTATAGACGAAAACGACCCTATAATATCAACTTTATACCCATACAAAGATATTTCAACTAAAAACGAAGACGGGTATAGATATAACCTATTACCTTACACACCATCATATGATGGACACGTTGCAACAGGAACATTCCCAACCAGAGAAGATGTTTCAACAAGAAAAGAAGTATTATCAATCTATGAAAAATATTATAAGTATACCGTAAAAACTAATGAATCAGGTGACTATATGATTGTTGGTGTTCCACTAGGTAACCAAACAGTTTTTTTGGATGTTGATTTATCTGATATGGGTTGTTTTTCTTTAAGACCTACTGATTTAATAAGAATGGGTCGAGCAACAGAAAAACAATTTGATGGGAACCAATTTAAAAGTTCGTCAGATTTGGCGTCACTACCGCAATTAGTTACACAGGCAAAAACATTATCAGTATCAAGTTTTTGGGGTGTTGGGGACCAATGCGACGTAGGAATAACAAGAGTAGACTTTGATTTAAGAGATTCAAATATTGTTATTGAACCCGTATCAACATTTATGGGGTCAATAATGTCTTCAGGTAAAAGCGCTTATCTAAGAAACAATTGTAAACCAGGTACTGAACAGGGTGACCTATGTAGTATGGTTGCATCACCTGGTAGAATATTGGCTATCAGACAAACAATTAATTCAGATGTTAATGGTGACCCTGTTTTAGAACAATATCAACTTGAACAAGGGGGTAAAGTAATTGATGAAAACGGTGCATTTGTAGTTGATGTACCTATGAATTTAGATTATGTCACAACAAATGAATTTGGTGAATTAGTATTATCAAATGACCCTAAGATTGGTATACCAACAAAAGGAAAATATAGATTTAAAATTAAATGGGAAGATGGTGAAAAAGAATTAGGTGCAATACAATCTAGTGATAGTATAATAGGACCTGGTTTAATAAATCTTAGTGCGTTTAATCCAAAGGGTTCCTTATTAAGAGCGAATTATTTAGTTCCAAACATTAAAGAATATGGGTGGGAAAACAGTAATTCAGACCCAAATTACTTACCTGAAACAACAGAACAATATGTTTTTAGTGATGACAATCTTAAAATACAGGAAATAGTTACAAGTTCTTTTGCGGCAAAAACAACTTTATTTTTAGATAAAATTGAGGGACAGTATAATAAAATAACAATATATATTAAAGAAACTGGCTCAACAGATTTTGAAATTAAAAATAGTAAATGGATTGATTTACCTAAAGGAGGTATTATAAAAATTGTTATAGATAAAAAGGCTAAATCAATAAACTTTAATTCAGGGACACAAACATTAAACACATATAGAACAGTAAAATTAACGTTTAAAAATATACCATACCAAAAAGCGTTATTACAAAAATCATATTCATTTTCTTTAGATTGGGATGATTATCCAGATAAAGACGAAGCAATTTCTTGTAGAGACTTTTTTTATGAATTTAATTATAACAAAGTATACACAACTGCTCAATTAATTGATGAGTATAGAAAGGGTACTAATAGAGGTAGATTCTTATCAATTAAAGAAATCTTGGAAAGAAGTTGTGAAAGCGAGGTTAATAAATTTCCAACGAATGACGGAGTTAGGAACTTTGACTTATTGTATTTTATCATTGCCATTATATTTCAATTACTTTCAATTGTCGGCTCATTATTACTTATTGTATATCATATTGTTAAATTTTTATGGAATAACTTTGCACCATTTATTATTGGGGCTCTTTCTTTGTTATCATTTAAAAGTTCCGTACAAGAAGCAATTGCAGCTAGTTACGCGATTATTGGTAGCGCCGCATCATTTGGTGCCACCGCTTTGTTAGCGTTACCGTTTATTGCTAAGTCATTATTGTGGCTTGCCGCGGGAATATCATTAATTGCTTTTGGAAGAAGAATATCTAAATTCAAATTTCCTGCGTTTAATTTACCAATGATTACATACCCTGACTGTTCAACATGTGATTGTAGTGATGGTGGTAATGATGATAGTAATAATTTTGGAATCGATACATTATCTAATGGTGATGTTAATTCATCACCATTGGCGGACGTTAATTTACCTGGTGTATATCAACCATTTGAAAACCCTGATAATGACATTTTAATATTAAAGAAAAATTCAGGTTTTGGTGAAGTTATTGCAGGTAGAGATGATGTTGACACTAAAAACTACGCAAGAACACCCTATTATAATAACACCAATAATGAATCTTATTGGAGTAAAAACGAAATTCCATTACCCGAAAGAATTAATCTTTATAACACAAAAGGACATTATTTTGACAATGTTGATGGTGGTGGGTCAAATAGAATAAAAATTTTTCCTAATTATGAAAAAAATAAAGATAGAGCAACTCCATTTTATGAAGACCAACCTTTAGTATTTTTAGTTGATGCCGACCAAATCGGTACATTTACGACAGGTTCTATGATATCATTTGTAAATTTAAATCAAACATATGATATTAATATTTTAAGTGCGTCTACAGTACAAAATGGATTAAATAATTTTTCAGTTACAGGTACAACAATACCATCTGGTACTACTGAAATAGAAATAACTTACGCATCACCAAATGGCGGAGGAATGATTAAAAAATCATTTGCAATTAACCAAACGTTATATAACGGTTTTGGTAGTTATACATTCCCATCTGACATCGAATATCACCAAGTTGTTACTGCAACAACTGTTGGTGACATTGAAAATATTGTAACCAATAAAACGAAAAATAATACAATTTATTCTAAAAGTTTTTATAGACGTATCATTGATGGTAAAATGAATATAGATTTTTATAATGTTACCGATAAAGATAATAACTCTAAAAGTGGTATTGAACCAGATGTAAAACAATTAAAATCAATTCAAAACTATAAAAATTTAGGTGTGGTTATGTTAATGAAAGGTGTTGACCCATATACAACCAGGCAAAAAACTAAAATTGATATATCAAAACCATTTGGATTAAGTGATGGTGAATTAGTTGTTGAATCAGATTATAAGTTAAACATACCAATCAATAATAATTTAAGTTTATTACGTCACGATAAAATTATCAATAACAATGGTGTGTCATTATTTAGTCCGTCATACGTTTTTACCGCATCTACAGGTACAGGACTTTTTAAATATAGTGCATATACAACACACAATCATTCTTTATTTTCTAATTTTGATTCTGAAAACGATTCAGATAATCCTGATATAAAAATAAACAACCCTATTGGAACTCAACTAAGTGGTTATTATGTTGCGGGTAAAACAGTACCAAGTGGAGCGTGGTCAGGACCAAATACATATGTGATTAATTCACCCGATAGTTACTTTGAAAATGAATATGTTGAAGGTGGTGGATTGATGGCTAGAAGATGTAAAGGCACTGAAACTATAGGAACAAGGTGGTGTGGGGCGGGTTTAGTAACATATAATACAAATGTATATTCAACAGGAATAACTATGAACATGTCATCAAATAGTAAAATAATAATGAGGTCTGATAGATTACCACGTTCAAGTTCATTTGATGACAGATTTGTTTTCGCTCAAAACAAATCTTTTACACTTTCGGTTGTTTCAGATGATGGGATTTCTACTGAGATATTAGGAACGGTAACCGCAAATTCAGATTTTACAACAGGACAAGGTGTGGATTTTGAAGAAGCTTATGGTTCAGGAACAACATCAGTTATTAGTTCGTTTAGTTGTAATAACATGGTGCCTTTAGATGCATATCAACAAACTGCGGGTGATAGTATATCTGTTAAAACACCAAAAGATGATTATCCTGATGTATATTATACTAGCGGTGATAAAGATTATCCAATAATGGTTAATGGATGTTATAGATTAGTTGCAAAGGAGTTGGCTATTGCTGCGGATTTAAAAGCGTTTGCCGAGTGGAGGTCAAGATTTCTAATGGGTTTTGCAATCTGTAGAAATGTTGTTGGAATGACATTTACAAATCAATGGATTAATGGTGTTTTATATATGCCTGG